CAGTGACACCGCGTGTCCAACGACCGTGTTCGAGCAAAATCCAATCTCCAACTTTGACGTCTTTTTGTTGTGGACCAATAGCCCATACACGGCCCCAACGATGTCGGATACCTTCTGATTTACCATCATCACTTGGCAATACAAACATACCAAGTTTTCTTTCACCGAAATCCATGTCAGTGATAAGAACATTATCTTTGAGTGGAATTACTTTTCCGTATACCTTGGGCTTGATTCCTTCACGTCCGATACTTTGTAAATCCATTACTCGTTTCCTTCCGGATCTTGATCTGACACATCCTTTTTAGTAGGAAGTGTAACAGGACCTGACATTTGTGGAACTGTAGTAGGAGCAACATCTGCTACAGCTGGTTGACGAACACTAATTTGTTCAGGGATTGAATTTGGAGTTTGTAACTCTTCTCTACGTTTGATAATTTGTCCGCCCGGGCCTAGTTTATCGCCACGAGCATTGACGCCAGCATTGCCAACCGCAATAGCTAGTTCATTTTGTTGTATTAGTCTGCCCATATCAACTTCTTTACCTCGTGCGGTACGATATACTTGACGGGCTGTTTCTTTCATTGCCATATTAATCTCCTTGGATTATATTAGTACTTATCTCAGGAATTCCTGCCAGTCTAAATTATATTTGACTGAATCTATTTGGTGTACGCCCAGCAAAAATAGTACAAAACTGGCTACACTAGATCCCCGCCCTACACCCCAAACAATACCGTTGTTGTTACAAGTATCTACAAAATGTTTGGTCCATTGTAGTAATGGAATCATGCCTCGTTCTTCATATGCTGTTATTTCGGCTTCCACACGTTTAATCTGTTCGTCTGTAGTACAGCGTGATAAGCACCATTCTTTAACGTCAAAATCTCTATATTCTGGAGGCATAAACCAATCGCTTTGTAGCGCAGAATCGAAATCAGCGATATCTATGGATTGTAATTGTTCATCAAACCTTTGAAAAGTAAATCCAGCAGTTTGCTCTAACTGCTCTATATCTTCGGTATAGTCTACCGTGAGATCTTTGAGGCTAGTTAACTTTCCTTGATAAAGGAATTTGAATATATCTTGTGAATTAAAAATAGGATTACCGAATTTATCTAAGCGCATAGCGCATAGTTTAACTGACTTTGATTAGTTTGTCAAGTGTTTTATCTCTATTTGCCATCAAACTGGCTAATTGAGCTTGTCTGCGTTTGCTCATTTCTTCTTTTAATCCATTCAAAACCATAACCATTTGGCCTTGTACTTCTGGATTATTAGTCATAAAGTATTTTTTGCTTAAATCAAAAATCTTTTGTTCAAGCTCGTTATCTTTAAGACTGTCTAAATTGCCTAATAAAGGATGCATTAATATTCACCAATACTCTTAATAAACACATTAGTACCGTGATCCACACTCCAGGCTTCGATTATCTCGTATGTGCCGGTACTGTTAACTGATACTGGTAAGGTAAATCCTGTAGCTCGCTTTATAGTGCCCGAGTTAGCAGTACTAAAATTAGCTGTATATGTATTTGAATGATCAGTTACTAACATAATACGAATAACACCATACGCACCTGTTGGCGGCCAATTGGTAAAATTAAGAACTGTGTTACCACTTAATGTGAATTTTTGTATAGGACCATTGTCAATATTAATATTAACTAAACCGGTCACAACACCAGCATTATAAAATACACCATTTAGTTGACTATGTAGACCATTGTGGATTGTGCTACCCAATAAATCATTTACTACAGGAACAGGTGGACTTGATCCTAATACGCTTGTTAATACAGAACTATTTTCAAGATTAGTAATTTCATTAGCGGCCACAGTTAAGCCTGCTTGTATAGCAGTAAAGTTATCTCTGAATCCTTGGCTGTCATTATCCTGCCCAGCTACTGGGTAAGTTGCTATCACTGCTGAATAATTTATTTGACTGGTCATACGGTTATCCTATCATTTTTAAATACAAGGTATTTAGTACCTACGTATCCTGTGACAGAATCTATTGTAAATCTGTCTATGGTGTAATCTATGGTTTTGAAATCAAACCCACTAAATTTAATGTTCAATGCTATGGTACTAGCAGTTCCTGGTTTACAAAAACACAATGGAACTGCTAATACATAATCTAACTCTGCTTTTTGCCCTGATGGAATACTGCGCATCCATAACGGCAAATAATCGCGTTCTGTAGTACCAACAGCACTTAATCTAGTTCTCCAATTAGTAATACTGCTAGGAAAATACTCGTCTGTGTTAGGATTGCTTACCAAATAGCCAGTACTGTCAATAGTAATGTTATAATCTGGACGAACAGCAGTTGGCGCATCGGCACTTAAATCTGCGTTTAAATCGGACCAAATTGAATTGCTATCGTCGACAGTAATAGTTTCTGGCTCCAAGGTTGGAGTTTTTACAATTAGAGGTAAATGTTTTCCGTTAGGTTCTAATGGATCTATCATTTGAATATATACAACTTCGTATACTGGCAATTTTGTATTAGGGTCTACAGCCACTGCAGTTTTAATATCACCGAATATAAAGCGTTTCTTTTTAACGCCTAACCCCATTGCTCCAACATAGGCAGCCGCTTGTTCAGTTTGTATACCTGCGTAAACTAACATACTCATACTAGTCTGTATACCAAAGTTGCTGTCATTAGTTCTATAAATGCTGTCTGGTGTAAAGATACTAGTATCGTTGATAAAGTTTTGCCAAGCACTTCTTTGTGTACTGTTTAAAAATGGTCTAGCTGTTATATTGCTGTATAATTGTGTGTTAGGAGTTGTGATATTAATTGTAAATTGTTTAGGTACTGTATTATAACCAAACTGATCACTAGCTGTTACTGTAAACGTGTATGTTCTATCAAAGGTAGTTGTACCTTGATCAAAAGTTGTAGTACCGAAGGTAATCAATCCTTTCTCACCGGACAAACTATTATAAAACTGATTTACGGTGCCAATAATTTCACCATCTGGATTTAATGTTAATCCGGGAGGAAGTTTCCCACCAGTTAAATTGTAAATTATAGTTGCTCCGCTAATATTTGTCGTAGCATTAACTGATAAGGTACACACGTAATCCGCTGGAATAGAACCTAAGTTACTAGGACTTTGCCAAGTAATAATACTGTTAATTTCACCTATAATTGTAACAGTAAAAGTTCTACTATTACTTACATAATCTTGTTTAGTACCATATCTTGAAGCAGTTAGTGTAAATGTAAATGTTTTAGTAATAGCAGGTTGATAAGGAACGATACCAAACAAGTCACCGCTTTGGACATCGAAAGATAATCCAGTTGGCAATGTGCTTAACGATCCAATGTAAAAAGGAGTACCATTGTCGATAGCATTTTCTAAAGCAGTATCTATAGTAAGTCTATAACTATTGGTGCCTAATACAGCCACATTATTAATTTTATAAGCAGTACCTGTTGCGTTTGTAACATAGTATTCTAAACCGAACCATTGTCCGGCTACAGGAGTTCCCACAGTATTAGTAATAGTAACTGTATGGCTACCCAAAATATTATCAAATGGCGTTACTTGATGTGCGTTTGTATAAACTTCCTGATTAGTAAGCTCTTCTCTGAATGTTACGTAATTGTTATCGTATAATGCTACAGGAATAGTAACATAATTGTTAGCTCTAAACACACCTAAGTTGGCATTAGTGACCCAGTATGGTTTACGAATATAAGTTGCGTCAGCTGTGAAACCGTCCATGAAACCATTAAGGGCAGTTGAGTCAGCACGGAATTCATCGTTACCTACTACAAATATTCTAAAAATTCTTTGTGTACTATTAATACCATCAGTTAGTGTAACACGAAATTGGTAATTAGCACTAAGCGTTATTAATCCTTGTGTCGGAATAGAGTAATCAAAAAACACATCGTCATATGAATAATCGTCAAATCCGTTAGTACTGACTAGACCAAAGTCGTAACCAATTTGATCAAATATACTAGCATCATAATTACCACTACCTGTTGTTGGTAATATACTGTAGTTTGGTTCTATGTAACCAGAAATTAATCCAGTAGAACTAAGAGTTAATCCGGGAGGTAAATTACCATCATTGCTGGCAATAAAATAATTTAATACACCCGATTCATTTAAATCATACGCATCTAATTGATAACTTACGTAAGTTTGATCCAATACATAAAGTTGTTGTATTTGTCCTTCGGGAGTGATAAACGTTGGAATGTTAACTTCCAACAAATTCATAGTAAATGTTCTATCGCTAATTTGTCCGTTTAAACTAGCACGTATACAAAAACTGTAGGACAATTTATTTTTAAGAACAAATGGACTTCCTATTAAATGATTGCCAACAAGAAACACATTATCTGGTAATGCTCCTGAAATTATTTTATAAGTAACTCCGGAATCATTAGTAACAGGCAATGCTAGATCGAGCGGTTGTTCGGCGTAATGTGTTCCAAACGAATACCCACTCGGTTGTGTCCATACTGTTAATGGCATATTTTAAAAACTTCCAAAATCTAATACGTTTGATGCTACAGCACCGCCTAGAGGATTTACAAACGGCCCCATATCCAATGTGTAGGCCGCTGAACCAGATTCGCTTCCAGTTGGATTTGAAATAGTGCCAGCATCTATATTACTATTTCCAGTTTGTATTAAGAATTCAACAGTGGCATTTAAAATACGAATATCTATGCCCCATACACTAGTCCTTACATCTCCGCCGCCTACAATATTAAATCCTTCTAAGTTTAAATTTCCACCTAGTGCTGGACTTGTATCGCTGGCTACTCTTGTAATGCTTTGTAGTGTAATACTACTAGCATCGTTGGTAATTACAATACTTCCATCGTTGTTAGCTTTTAGAGTCTTAAATTCTAAATTAAGGGTAGAATTATTTTTGTCAGCAAAAATGCCAGTGCCAGTACCTAAATTTACAGCACTACTAACAGCGGCTTCTCCGTACAATACATTGAAATTATTGTTTACTTTTTGAAACGCGGTGCGTAAATCGTCACCTGTGCCGTCGTTAGCATAGTTACCTAAATTGATTTGTTGTATTTGTGGTGTTGTCATAATTTGCTCTCTTTAGTATATTTACCGATTAAGTCTTCATGATAAAACACAGGGCGTAGTACGGTGGTAAATTAGCATTTGTACCACTTGCGCCTGTGCTATTAACTGATATTCCTGTGGTTGCTGAAGCTGAATTA